CACCGATTTTGGTTTGTTTTCAATAACTAATCACTTAGTTATGCGGCATTTCTACCGAACTTTGGTACACTTGGCGGATTTAAACTAAATCCACCACTTATTTTAAAATGTGGCATTTTTATTTTTGGTAATTCCCATTTAAAATTAAACAAATCTTTGAGTTTATCAACACCTTTTTTAACAACATCTTTTATAGTTTCCCATTTTTCAGTAGTATTAGTTTTTATTTCATCCCATTTATTAGAAATTGTGCTTTTTATACTTCCAAATCTACTAGAAGCCTCTATTTTAATATTATTCCATTTATCAGATAAATTAGTTTTAATATTATCCCACTTTTCAGTAGCATTAATTTTCATCTCATTCCATTTATCAGAAATTGAGTTTTTTATTAGATTAAATTTTTCAGTAGCACTATTTTTAACTTCATTCCATTTAGTACTTAAATTATCTTTAATTTCATTCCATTTTATAGAAGCAGTATCTTTTATATTATTCCAGGTATCACTAAAAAATGTTATCATTGGTCCAAATATTTCACTTAATTTAGAACTTATTTCATTCCATTTATCAGATAACCATTGTTTTATAAAATCCCAAACTTCTATAACAATATCCTTGCAATTTTCCCAAATAAATTTATATGGTAAAGTTATTATATCAAATGCAAAACTTAAAATTTCGCCAATTAATAAAATTCCTACTTCTACAAAATTGCATATATTATCCCATGCTTCTTTAGTCCATTGACATATTGAGTTCCAACCATCACTAAACCATGTTTTTAAACTTTCAAACCATGACGGGATTGTTTCTGTAAAGAAACTAACAATTAAATTCCATGAGTCTATAAAAAACGTCTTTATATTCTCCCATAAACCAATCCAAAAATTACGAAAATCATCTGAAGTAGTCCATAAAGTAATAAATGCAGCTACTAACCCAGCTATAGCCATTACAACAAGTCCTATTGGATTAGAAATTAATTCTAAGTTTAAAAGACTTTGAGCTATTGTGGCCGCCTCATTAGCTGTTTTAAATGCTTTTATAGCACCTACTAATCCAGTTATTGTATTTATAACTTTCCATGTAACAAATGCTGCTCCTATACCAGATATTAAAGAAAGAATTGTAGGACCATTATTAACTACAAAACTCACAAATTCACCTATTTTTTCTGCAATTTGACTAACAATATCTTTTATAGCTGGAGCATTATTTTGAACATATGTAATAGCCTCTTCAACTACAGGTTTTAATTCTTCACCTAATGGCTCTGCTATATCAACTTTAATAGTTCGTCCTAATCCTTCTAAAGCCGAACCTATATTATCATATTTTTGATTGTTTATATCTTCTAACGCTGAGCTAGTCTTATTAATCTCACCTTGTATATCCATAAGTGACTTAATACCTTCTGCTCCTAAATCTTCCCACATTGTACCAAATAATTCTATTCCAAGAAGATTTTGCTTAACAGGATCATTCATATTAAATAAAGCTTGTGTTATATCGTTTAATGCATTTTTAGCTGATTCTCCACCTTCTCCAAACTTTTTAGTTGTTTCATCTACATCAAATCCAAGTTCCTTAAATGCATTTTCTGCTGTTCCATCTTTAACTCTTATTCCAAATTCTTTTACTGCATCTCCTAATTTATCTACTGAAAATGTTCCATTTTTTGAACCATTTACAAGCATATTAAACATTTCTTCTGAATCAATGCCAAGCTGTTTAAAATGAACAGAATACTCATTTATAGTATCCAATAAATCTCCATTTTTATCTAATCCAGCCTGAGCACCTTGAACTATTAAATTATATGCTTCTTCTGAAGAGACTCCAAATTGATCCATTAACATTTTAGCTGTTCTAGTTGATTCATTGACTTCAAATTCAAATGTATCTCTTAATAATAATGCTCTCTCTGTAGCTTTTTCAAGCTCTGTTCCAGCTAAATTAGTATTTATTTTAACTGTTGCCATACTTTGAGCTACATCTTCAATAGACTCTCCAAAATTATTTTTATATACATTTTCCATTGATGTATTTAAACTATCAAATTCCTCTTTACTTGCACCAGTTTTAGTTATTAATGTATTAAATGCTTTGTCAAAATCATCTGATAATTTTACAGCATATGTAGCTCCTGCTAGTGTTGCTGCTCCAATCGCAAAAATACTAGTTCCAATATTTTTTGCAGTTTCTTTCAACTCTTCTTTTTGTTTTTCAATTTCTTCAGTTGCTTGTTTTACAGCTTCTGCATGTCTTTTTTGTTCTTCTTGAGCATTTTTTAAAGCTTCCTTTTCAGCTTCAAGTGCATTTTTTTGTTCTTTTAAAGCTTTTTCAAGTTTTTCAGCTTCTTGTTTTGCTACACCGTTGTTGTCACCAAACTCTTTTAAGTTTCTTGTAGCTACATCTAGTGTAGATTTAATTGTATTTAATTCATTTTCAGTTTTAACAATTTCTCTTTGAAAAGCTCTATATTGCTCCTCTGCTATCTCACCTTTTTCAAATTGAGCTTGAACTTGTACTTGAGCATTTTTTAAAGCTTTTAATTTTTCTTCTGTTGTCTCTACTGACTTACTTAAAATAGTTTGTTTTTGTGCTAGTAGCTCTGTATTAGTAGGATCAAACTTTAAAAGTCTTTCTACCTGTCTAAGTTCTACTTGCAATGATCTACTTCTTTTATTTACATCTTCAAGAGCCTTATCTAGCGGTCCAGTATTACCTCCTATCTCTACAGTAATACCTTTAATTCCCTTAGCCATTGCCTCCTCCTTTCTTAAATCGTCTTAATCCTTCACGATCTGGAGTAGTTTGTTCTAATCTGTAAGCATTTTCTAAGTACTCTCTTCCATGCTCTGTTTGACTTTGCTTATATATAAATGCATCTCTCTTTAATTGTAAGTAATCTATATAATCTAACCCTTCTATTTCAAGCATATTTAAACCTGTATACTCAAATACTAAATGTTCCCAAAAGGTTATAATGTCATAACTTAATCCCTTATCATCAATTGGATAATAAGGGATTTTTAGTTTTTTTCAATGATTTGATTATTTACAAATTTAAAATATTCCTCCAGTAAAATATTTATATCTTCAATATCAAAGATATCTTCTACCATTTCTTTAGATATTTTTACTTTATTAAGATTTCTACTTAATATTTCAGAACATACATAATAAATATCGTCTATTGGATCTATTTCATTACTTGACGATTCACTTGATTTATGTATTTCTATCAAATTATCCATTATTCTTTTCGTAGGGTTTAATAATATTAATGTTGTATTATTACTATCATTTAAAGTTACTGTAAATTTTTTTTTATTTATATTATTAAAATTTAAAGCCATTATTCTTTCCTCCATATAAAAAAGTGAGGCTAAAATTCCTCACTTTTATTCTTCTTATTTTATTATATTTAACCTTTTTATTATGAAAATTATGCTAATGAATCATCTGTTTCTTGATATCTTATTAATGTCCCATCTTGATCTTGAGGTAGAGCCTTAAATTCTGCATCAATAACAGTTTCTTTATCTTTTGCAAATGCTAATGAAAAACCAGCTTGATTTTTACCTATTATTGTAATTCTTATATCTCCATCTATAGGATCTCTATGTACAAAATGAATTATATAAGATTTTCCATTTGCATTTTTAGTTCCACCTATTTTAACTGTACGAATCTTTTTAGAAGTATCTTCACTTACTCTTCCTGTTTCACATAATGCAGCTAAAGTTTTCCCATTGAATGTTAGTATTCCTGTTTTTAATATAACTTCTTCTTCTGTTATTATACTTTTAACTACTATTCCTAGATCATCTTTTGCTTCATATATTGTAGGTTTATATTCTAGAGTAGCACCACCACTTATATATCCAAGTCTATTATTTTCTGTTTCAATAGCACTATTTTCAGGTATTGATCCAGAAAATTCTTTATAGTATAAATTTCCGCTGCCTAAAGTTATTTTTGACATATATATCCTCCTATTTTTTATTTACTGCTTGTTTTGTTATTAATTCAAATTCATAAGAAATTTTAAAATGTTCTTTTTCATCTATCCATTCTACTTCTTTTGTATAATCAGCTAAAAATGTATTTATTGCAGACTCTACATCTTCAATATGCTTTGAATCATCCTCTAAATTTGATACATAGAGCTCTACAAGTACACTATGCTCCTTTAATAAAATATTGTTATGTATAAATCTATTATCTGAACATTTTATAGTCTGATTGTCATAAAAAACTATATAGGGTAAAGAAGGTGGCTTTAAAAATCTTACTTCTTTTGTTTTTATCCCTGTAGATGATAATATTTTTTTAATGTCCATTTTTTATTGCCTCTTCAACTTTCTTTTCAAATCTTTTTACAGCTATTTCTTCATTTTTAGAAATATGATTATCTCCTCTAACAAAAGTCCCTTTTTTACTT